GAATATGGCTGGATTTTCATCAATGATGTTCAAGTCAGCGCAATGATGATGCAAAAAAGTGAGGCAAACAATCGCCCCTAAGTGCCCCTAAGTGCCCCTAGGGGCGTTTAGGGATTAGGGGCAAAAGCATTGTGACTCTGCCCCTAGACCCCGCCCCTCTCCTACCCCCTTTAGGAAGGGGTAGGGGAGGTAGGGGAGGGGCAGATCATGATGCAGATGTTTTTTACCAAACACAAAGGGTTTAGTGTATACTCAAAGGGTTTACAAGGAGAAAGCAATGGGCAAAATGTACATGGGCAACATTCCAGACACCGGCGAAGGTTGGGACGAGATTGACAGGTGTATGGACAATGACAGCGTGGAATGGTTGATTTTCAGCAAACAGCAAGACCACGACAAAAACTGGTGGACTGTAAAAATCTCCGCTAATGGTCGGGCAAAAAGCAAAGCCAATTATTGGCTGGTGATTAATATCAAAACAGGCCAGCTTGGATTTTCCAGAGATTACGTTTTGATGCGAGAAAACAGACCAGAACTGCACGCGCAGATTGAAGCCATTTTTAAAACCCTACAAAGTAAATGAGAACTAACATGAACAATCAAATTCTTAAAGAGTATGAAAAATTGTGGTTTTCAATGGCCACACATGATGATGAGATCATTAAGCAAACAATTCAGGAATTTAGGCAGGCCATGGCACAGCAGACAACAGCAAACGATACCCAGATCGGCGGCGATCACTACAAAGCAAAACCCATCCAGCCTTGGGACTTCATCGCTGCCAATCAGCTCGGCTACTTTGAAGGCAACATCGTGAAATACGTTTCACGCTGGAAAGACAAAGGCGGCATCAATGACCTGAAGAAAGCCAGGCACTACTTGGACAAGCTCATCGAACTGGAGGACAATCAACCATGACCACAAAAACACACAAAACGAAAGCAGCAAAGCCCACAAAGCCAGGCAGTGAAGACCGTGCCAAGGTCAGTGCATTGGTGCTGCAAGGGATGCGCAGTGGCTTGAGTGCTTTCAAGGCCTGCAAAGCCGCTGGCGTCAATCAAAGCACTTTCAACGATTGGCTCAATGCTGACCCAGCCTTGGCCGCAGACTATGCGCGTGCGCGGGAAGACCTGCTTGAGATGATGGCAAGCGATTTGCTCGACATTGCCGACCGTCCAGTGGGCTCGACCGAATCAGGCGCGACAGACTCGGGCGCAGTGGCCGATAAGAAGGTGCAGATCGACACCCGCAAATGGCTGTTGTCCAAGCTGGCCCCGAAGAAGTACGGGGACAAGATCGAAGTGTCGGGCGACCCGGCCAACCCGCTGGTGCAGCGGATTGAGCGTGTGGTGGTGAAGTCGTGAGCCTGTTCACCGACATTCAACACCGGACCCGCGACGATGCAGGGTGCGCAGTCTGGCGGTTTTCATGCAGCAACGGCCACCCGGCAATGAGGCAGGGCGGCAAAACCGTGCTGGTGCGCCGCGCCATTTGGCAGGATACGCATGGCGACATTGAACCCGGAAAGATCATCCGCATGACCTGCGAGACGACTGGCTGCGTGCATCCAGATCACATGCAACTGACCACATACAAGCGCCTGGCCAAGCAACTTGGCTCGCTTGGCATCATGTCCGGCCCGGTGCGCAGCGCCAAGATCGCGGCCACCAAACGCGCAAAATATGCCAAGCTCACGCAAGATGCCGTGCAGGAGATTAGGACCAGCGATGAAACAGGCCGCGCCATGGCCAAGAAGTTCAACGTGGACGAAAAGCACATCAGCCGCATTCGGTTAAATCATTGCTGGAAGCAGTTTTCAAGCCCGTGGTCTGGATTGGGCGCGATGTGAAAAAAGACATCATCAAAACAATGAACACCTTGTCACATCGTCATGACGCATGGCGGGTGTTTTCTGACTTTGTGGAAATGTCCGCTGTGAGCATTGCCAATGCCTGTGACCAGTTTCACCCAGAACGCGACAAGCGTGAGGCCCGTTACATGGAGATCGTCAAGGCATACACGCCCGACGAATTGAGCCAGTTTGCCAAGATGTTTGGGATGCTGACGCAAGAGCTTGAAGCTGGGCCGACCGATGCGCTGGGCGAGATATTCATGGAGCTGGACCTTGGCTCAAAGTGGCATGGTCAATTCTTCACGCCCTATTCGCTTTGCCACGCAACGGCCAAGATAGTCATGGGTGACTTAGAGGAGAAGGCCAAGACTCAGCCATTCCTAACGGCAAATGAACCGGCTTGCGGCGGCGGTGCGATGCTGATTGCTATGGCCGAAGTCATGAGCGAAAAGGGCCTGAACTATCAAAAAACCTTGCACGTCACGGCTCAGGACCTAGATCTGAAAGCGGTGCATATGTGCTACGTGCAGTTGAGCCTTTTGGGAATTCCGGGGATTGTTATTCACGGAAACACACTTTTAATGGAGACAAGAAGCATGTGGTACACCCCAATGCACATCATGGGCGGCTGGAGCCGAAAGTTGAAAGCACAGAATGAAACTGACTTGCAGCCTTCCGAATTGATTGAGGCAGTCATTCAAAATCCACCATTCAGCGCTCAAGATCAAAGTCAAGGGACTTTGTTTTGACTACCCTCCAACTCCCCACCCCCGAGTGGGCCTTGCCCCTGCTCAACCCCAGCCGCTACAAAGGCGCATGGGGTGGCCGAGGCTCCGGCAAATCCCACATGTTTGCCGAGCTCATGATCGAGGCCCACATCATGGACCAGAAGCGGCGCAGCGTCTGCGTGCGCGAGATCCAGAAGTCCTTGAACCAGTCAGTCAAGCGGCTGCTCGAAACCAAGATCGAGGCCATGAACGCCGGGGCTTACTTCGAGGTGCAGGATGCCGTCATCAAGTCCCGCAAGGGCGACGGGGCGATCATCTTCCAGGGTATGCAGAACCACACCGCCGACAGCATCAAGTCGCTGGAGGGCTACGACTGCGCTTGGGTGGAAGAAGCCCAAAGCCTCAGCCAGACCAGCCTCGACCTCTTGCGCCCCACCATCCGCAAGCCTGACAGTGAGCTGTGGTTCACATGGAATCCGCGCCAGCACTCCGACCCTGTGGACTTCTTGCTTCGCGGCCCAACGCCCCCCAAAGACGCCCAGGTTTTGAAGGTCAACTTCACCGACAACCCGTGGTTTCCTCAAGTCCTCAAGGACGAAATGGAATACGACCTGCGCCGAGACCCCGACAAATATCAGCATGTTTGGATGGGCGGCTATCTCACCAACAGCAACACCCGCGTGTTCAAGAACTGGCGCGTCGATGAGTTCGACGCACCTCCTGACGCCATCCACCGCCTTGGCGCTGACTGGGGCTTTGCAGTTGACCCCACCACTCTGGTGCGCTGCCACATCATTGGCCGCAACCTCTACATCGACTACGAGGCCTACATGGTCGGCTGCGAGATCGTCAACACACCCGACCTGTTCATGACCGTGCCCGAGTCCGAGAAGTGGCCCATCGTGGCCGACTCAGCCAGGCCAGAGACCATCAGCCACATGAAGCGCAACGGATTTCCCAAGATCATGACAGCCGTCAAAGGCCCCAAGTCGGTCGAGGAAGGCATCGAGTTCCTGAAGAACTACGACATCATCGTCCACCCACGCTGCACCCACACCATTGACGAGCTGACCCTGTACAGCTACAAGACCGACACCCTCACAGGCAAAGTTTTGCCCGTGCTCGAAGATAAGAAGAACCACGTCATCGACGCCCTGCGCTACGCCTGCGAGGGCGTGCGCCGTGCAGGTGCAGCCAAACCCGCCTCATTTACGCCATTGCCCACAGCGCACCGCTGGTGAGACAATCGCACAATTCACAAGGACACCCGACCATGGCCCGACTCTCCAACGACCAACGCCTGGCAAATCTGCACGCCGAAGCCCTCACGCAGTTTGATGACGTTCAGTCAGCCCTGCGCGACGAACGCTTGCAATGCCTCCAAGACCGGCGCTTTTACAGCCTCTCCGGCGCTCAGTGGGAAGGCCCACTTTGGGACCAGTACGAGAACAAACCCAAGTTCGAGGTCAACAAGATCATGTTGTCCGTCATCCGGGTGGTCAACGAGTACCGCAACAACCGTATCACCGTGGATTTCGTCAGCAAGGACGGCCAAGAAAACGACAAGTTGGCCGATGTCTGCGATGGCCTCTATCGTGCAGATGAGCAGGCCTCCGTGGCCGATGAGGCTTATGACAACGCCTTTGAAGAAGCAGTCGGCGGAGGCATCGGCGCGTGGCGTTTGCGCACCGTCTACGAAGACGAGGAAAACGACGAGGATGACCGCCAGCGCATCCGCATCGAGCCCATCTTCGACGCCGACAGCTCAGTCTTCTTTGACCTCGGGGCCAAGCGCCAAGACAAGTCAGACGCCAAGTTCTGCTTCGTGGTCACCAGCATGACCAGCCAGGCCTACAAAGACACATGGGGCGACAACCCCACCGACTGGCCCAAGATCATCCACCAGTACGAGTTCGACTGGTGCACCCCCGATGTGGTCTACGTGGCCGAGTACTACAAAGTCGAGGAAAAGACCGAGACCGTCCGCATCTTCCAAGCCATCGACGGCACCGAGGAACGCTACACCCAAGCCGACTTCGCCAACGACGAGACCCTCGAAGAAACTCTGGCAGCCATCGGCACGGTCGAGGTGCGCCAAAAGCGTGTCAAGCGCAAGCGCGTGCGCAAATACATCATGTCCGGTGGCCGCATCTTGGAAGATGCCGGGTACATCGCAGGCAAGTGCATTCCCATCGTCGTGGTCTACGGCAAGCGCTGGTTCGTGGATAACGTCGAGCGTTGCATGGGTCATGTGCGACTGGCCAAAGACGCCCAGCGCCTCAAGAACATGCAGTTGTCCAAGCTGGGCGAGATCAGCGCCCTGTCCAGCGTGGAAAAGCCCATCCTGACCCCCGAGCAAGTGGCCGGCCACCAAGTGATGTGGTCCGAGGACAACCTCAAGGATTACCCTTACCTGCTCATCAACCCGATCACCGACCAAAACGGCAACCAGGCCGTCTCAGGGCCAGTCGCCTACACCCGCGCCCCCAACATCCCCCCGGCCATGGCCGCACTCTTGCAGATCACAGAAACCGACATGCAAGACATCCTCGGCAACCAAGCCGGGGCCGACAAGATGGTCAGCAACATTTCGGGCAAAGCCGTCGAAATGATCCAGGCCCGTGTTGATGGCCAGGCCTTCATTTACATGAGCAACTTCGCCAAGGGCATGAAACGATGCGGCGAAATCTGGCTATCAATGGCCAAGGACATTTACATCGAGGACAAGCGCAAGATGAAAACCATTGCCCAAGACGGCCAGTCCGGCATGGTCCAACTCATGCAGCCTGCTATTGACCAAGAAACCGGCGCGATGGTCATGGAAAACGACCTGTCCAGCGCCACCTTTGACGTGGTGTCCGAGGTCGGACCATCCAGCACCAGCCGCCGCGACGCCACCGTGCGCTCCATCACCGGCATGTTGCAAATGACCACCGACCCAGACACCGCCCAAGTGCTCACAGCCGCTGCCATGATGAACATGGAAGGCGAAGGCCTCAGCGACATCAACGCCTACTTCCGCAAGAAGCTGCTCCGCATGGGCGTGATCAAGCCCACCGATGACGAGGCCCAGGAAATGATGGCCGAGCTGCAAGGCCAGCCGCAAGACCCCAACGCGATGTACTTGCAGGCCGCAGCCGAAGAGGCCACAGCCAAAGCTGCCCAAGCCCGGGCAAACACCGTCAAGACCATCGCAGACGCCGAACTCAGCCGGGCCAAGACCGTGGAAACACTCAGCAACGTGGACATGGATTCTCAAGACCACGCCCTGAATTTGGCCGAGCAAATCGGCGGCATTGTTCAGCAACAAACACAGCCAGTTGTCAATCAGCCCACAATTGGGTGACAATTGCACACATACGGTCCCCGCCCAGCCGTTTTAATGGGTGAGTTTCACAGGGTCAACGATGAATCAACAGGCAGATCAGGACGACAACATCGCGAACGACGACACCGCAGTCATCGAGGACGAGGCCACCGAGCAGCCAGAGGCGCAAGCCGACGGTGAGCAGGCCCAATCCCAAGACGACGAGGCAGACTCTGACGAGGTTGTGGTCTCCATTGGTGAGGAAGCGCCACCTCCCGAAGAACAACCAGCACACGCGCCCGAATGGGTCCGCGAGTTGCGCAAAACGAATCGAGAACTTCAGCGCCAGAACCGAGAACTTCAGAGCAAGCTCCAGACCACATCGACCGAGACCAAGCCAGTCGTGTTGGGAACCAAGCCAAAGCTCGAAGATTTCGACTATGACGCCGATCAATTCGAGACAGCACTGGCCAATTGGTTTGAGCGCAAGCGACAAGCCGACGAAGCCAACGCCAAGCAAGAAGCTGAAGTTATGAATCAGCAAAAAGCCTGGCAAGCCAAACTGGAAGGCTACGGCAAGGCGAAAGCCGAACTGCGAGTCAAAGACTTTGAAGACGCCGAGGCCGTGGCCCAGGAGTTGTTCAACGTCACCCAGCAAGGCGTGATGCTGCAAGGCGCGGATAACCCCGCCCTGGTCGTTTACGCACTTGGCAAAAATCCCAAGAAGGCAAAAGAGCTGGCCGACATCAAAGACCCCGTAAAGTTTGCTTTTGCGGTAGCGAAACTGGAGAAAGACTTGAAAGTGACCAACCGCAAAGCAGCCCCACCGCCCGAAAGAATCTTGTCAGGAACTGGCCGAGTCTCTGGGGCGGTGGACTCAACCCTCGAACGGCTGCGAGAAGAAGCGGCGCGTACTGGCAACATGACCAAGGTCATTCAGTACAAGTCGCAAAAACGAGCAGCATCATCCAAGTGATTTTTTAAGGAAATACCATGTCCAACAGCTTCAGCAAAGAAGAACGCGTTGCCTTTGAAGACCTCCTCGAAGGCTTCCAAGACGCGCTGGTCCTGTCCCGCCACGTCAACATCTACAGCACCGACCAAACCATGATGGAGCGTGCGAACAACACCATCTGGCGTCCACAGCCTTACATCGCCCAGTCGATCAACAGCACTCCCGGTACTGCGATCCCTGGCTATCAGGGCATGACACAGTTGGCCGTTCCTGCCACTCTGGGCTTCAGCAAGACCGTGCCTTGGGAAATGACATCCCTCGAACTGCGCGATGCCTTGCAAGAAGGCCGCTTGGGCGAGTCCGCCAAGCAAAAGCTGGCATCTGACATCAACATTGCGATCATGAACGCAGCCGCTGGTCTGGGTTCGTTGGTTGTGCCAATCGCAGCCGCTGCCGGTGACTATGATGACGTGGCCCTGTGCGACGCCATCATGAACGAGCAAGGCGTTCCCGACTACGACCGTTTTATGGCCCTGTCCAGCCGCGACTACAACGGCTTGGCCGGTAACCTGGTCGGCACCGCTCGCAGCTTCGGCAACGCCAAGTCGGACAAGGCTTACGAGCGCAGCTACGTTGGCATGGTCGCTGGCTTCGAGACCTACAAGATGGACTATGCCAACCGCCAAACAGCAGCCGCTGGCGGCTCCGGCATTCGCATCGACACCAATGGCTCGAACACCCAAGCGAACTACGCGCCCCAGGCCACCTCCACATCCGTGGGCGGCCAGATCAACGTGGACAACCGCTTCCAGACCGTCACCGTGACCACATCGGCCAACGTGAAAGCTGGCGACGCCTTCACCATCGCCGAGGTGTACGCCGTGCACCACATCACCAAGCAATCCACCGGCCAACTCAAGACCTTCCGTGTCGTGAGCGTCCCCGCAGGTGGCACCAGCTTGGTGATCACGCCCCCAATCATCGGTGCTCAAACCATCGGTGGCACAGGCCCAACTGACGCCCAGTTGCAGTACAAGAACGTGGAAGTGGCCATCGCAGCTGACGCAGCCGCCATCACCTTCTTGAACGTCAACGCCGCTTCGGTCAACGTGTTCTGGCAGCGTGACTCGTTGGAAATCTTGCCTGGCCGTTACGCAGTGCCTTCGGACGCTGGCGTCGCAGTGATGCGTGCCACCACCGACCAGGGCATCGAGTTGGTCTTGCAGAAGTTCTACGACATCGACAGCATGACCATCAAGTACCGCATGGACACCCTGTTCGGCGTGGTCAACAAGAACCCCGAGATGTCGGGGATACTTTTGTTTAATCAATAATTAAACAGGATAATACCGATTGGTGTGCTATCATGCTCTTGAGTTAATCAGGAGCATGATATGCATATTCTGTACAAGTTGGTTTTCGCATCGGGCAAGGCATACATCGGACAAACGGTACGCAATATGAGCATCCGGATCACACAGCACAAGCGGTCTGTCAAAAGTGGCAGCCAGCTTCCTGTGCATTGTGCTTGGCGCAAATATGGCGATCCTGAAATCACAGTGGTTGCTGAGTTCGATACGCAAGACGAACTTCACGCAGCGGAAAAAGCAGCGATCATCGCTGTAGGCACGTTGGCTCCACAAGGGTACAACGTTGCTTATGGTGGTGACACTGCCCCATCCAAGAATCCAGAGGTGGCGGCAAAAATTTCGGCCAAAGCAACTGGCAGAAAGCACGCTGACACATCTGCATGGTCAGAAGCAACAGCAAAGCAGTGGCAAAACGAGGAATATCGAGAGAAAGTCTCAGACGGCCTCAAAGCAAGCTGGAATGATGAACGACGCGCCAAACGATCAGAGCAAATGAAAAACTGGTGGGATGATCGCAGGGAATCTGGCTATGTAATGTCTGAAGAGACAAAGCAAAAACTGGCTTACACCAGATCAGAGGAAACCCGCACCAAGATGAGCGCGGCGGCCAAGGCTCGTAAACGCTCATTGCGCGACGACAACACAAAGCAGAAAATCGCAGGCAAGACGGCAAGCTCGTGGCAAGACCCAGTTGTCCGTGCAAAGCGCCTTGCATCTATGCAAATGGCCCGTGAGAAACGCAAACAGGAGAAAACCCCATGCCACTGACCAAAGGCTACTCGGCCAAATCCATCGGTAAGAACGTCTCCAAAGAGATGAAGGCAGGCAAGCCCCAAAAGCAAGCTGTGGCCATCGCACTCAGCACGGCCACCAAAGCAGCCAAGGCAGCAGGCAAGCCAAGCAAAGCACCCAAGAAGGCCATGAAATGAAGCCCGGCCTCTACGCCAACATCAATGCCAAACGCGCTCGCATCGAGGCAGGCAGCAAAGAG